ATGTTTATGATTCTGAAGGTATTGTGTATGAAAAACCTAAACTAAAAGTGCAGGGCATGGAGATTGTGAGATCATCTACACCAGCTTCAGTTAGGTCCACTCTTAAGGAATCAGTAAGTATTGTATTGACAAAAAATGAAGACATACTGCGCGATTATGTTAGGGATATTGAAGACAAATGGCACAAACTTCCACCTGTAGATATTGCATTCCCAAGAACAGCAAATAATGTCACACAATACAAAGATTCGGGATCTATATACAAAAAGGGCACACCTATACATGTAAAAGGCGCATTGATGTATAACCATTTATTGAATACAAAAAATCTAAAACAGAAATATGAAGAAATACGTGATAGCGATAAAATAAAATTTGTATATCTCAAAAAACAAAATCCATTAGGTATAAATGTGATAACTTTTCGATCTGAAATACCACCCGAATTTAGATTAGATGATTATGTTGATTATGATATGATGTTTCAAAAGGCTTTCCTTGAACCTTTGACGTCATTGCTGAATGTTGTTGGGTGGAATATAAAAGAACAAGCGACGCTTGAGGGTTTGTTTGGTTGAAAGAGTTACTTGTATTGATTATTATAACAATAATGTTTATAATGGGTTATTATAGCGAATTATGTAGAGGTGTATTATGTCCTTAATAGAAAAATTACAAAAAAACACAACGATAAAAGACACAAGTTTATTATCTGAATCTAAGTTCTTCAATGCAAAGGACATGATTCAAACACCAGTGCCAATGCTCAATGTTGCGCTGTCTGGTAAATTAGATGGTGGTTTAACGCCAGGTTTGACAGTGTTCGCAGGACCATCAAAACATTTCAAAACTGCTTTTGCATTACTACTTGCTAAATCTTACATGGATAAATATGATGATAGTGTTGTTTTGTTTTATGATTCTGAGTTTGGTTCTCCTCAATCTTATTTTGAGTCCTTTGGTATTGACACATCTCGTGTCTTACACACACCCGTCACAGATGTCGAACAGCTTAAGCACGATTCTATGCAACAGCTTAACAGCATTGAACGTGGTGATAGGGTCATATTTATTATCGACTCTGTTGGTAATCTAGCTTCAAGAAAAGAAGTAGAAGATTCATTATCTGGCAAATCAGTAGCTGATATGTCAAGAGCAAAACAATTAAAAAGTTTGTTCAGAATGATTACCCCTCATCTTGCAATAAAAGATATTCCAATGGTTGTTGTTAATCACACATATAAAGAAATTGGTTTATATCCTAGAGATATTGTATCAGGAGGTACGGGCGTTTATTATTCAGCAGATAATATCTATATTATTGGTCGACAACAAGAAAAAGATACAACTGGTTTGACAGGTTATAACTTTATTATTAATGTTGAAAAATCTCGTTATGTTAGAGAAAAAACAAAGATAGCAGTAGAAGTAAGTTTTGAAGGTGGAATAACAAAATGGTCAGGTTTAATGGATGTAGCATTAAATGGTGGTTTTGTAACTAAACCTTCGAATGGTTGGTATAGTAGAAAAGATGAAGATCAAAAGTTTAGAATGAAAGACACTTATACGAAAGATTTTTGGTTGCCAATTGTATCAAGTATGGATTTTCAAAATTATGTAGAAACTAAATTTAAATCATCAAGCGCTAATTTAATGACTGGTGATTTAACAGAAGATGAATTGGATAAGGAGTTTACAAATGCTTCGGAATGATTTATATAAACCATGGTTTGCTGATAAAAACCAATGGGGATTTGAAATATTATCTGGAGATTACCAAGGTTTAGTTGTGCAGTTAGAAAATATTGATATGATAGAAGAAGCTAAAAAAGGTATTGGTGTTAATTATCATATTATTCATAAACCAGATATTGTATCAAAAGATATGATGAAAAGTGAAATCCTCAACCAAACTTTTGATTTGATTATTAACGATATTTTAACGGAGGCAATGCAAATTGATGTCAATAGAAATAACAATACTGAGGAATCTAATCCACAATGAAGACTATCTAAGAAAAGTTGTTCCATTTCTTAAAGAAGAATATTTTTATGATCAAAGTCAAAAAATTATATTTAAACTAATTAATGACTTTGTAAAAAGATACAATAAAACACCAACTGAAGAATCACTTCAAATAGCGCTTCAAGATAGCAATGTATCAGAGACATATTTTGAACAAGCCAAAAAACTCTTATCAGAACTTAAAATAGAAAAAATAGATGAAAATTGGTTGTATGATAATACAGAGAAATTTTGCAAAGATAAAGCTGTATATAACGCCATACTCAAGTCTATTTCAATAATTGATGGAAAGGATAAACTATTATCGAAAGAAGGTATACCCGATATATTGACAGAAGCACTTGGTGTTAGTTTTGATCGATCTGTTGGTCATGATTACATAGATGATGCAGAATCGCGATATGATTTCTATAATCGTAAAGAAGATAGAATACCTCTTGATTTATATTATTTAAACAAGATTACACAGGGTGGAATCCCCAATAAAACGCTAAACATAGTTATGGCAGGCACTGGGGTAGGTAAGTCGTTATTCATGTGTCATATAGCGTCTAGCATTCTTTCTCAAGGTAAGAATGTACTTTACATAACATTAGAGATGGCGGAAGAAAGAATAGCAGAAAGACTTGATGCAAATTTGCTTAATATAGAGTTAGATCAAATTAAAGATTTGCCTAAAGACATGTATAACAGCCGTATAGACAAGTACTCTAAGAAGACTAATGGGAAACTAATAGTAAAAGAATATCCAACTGCCACAGCGCATGCTGGCCATTTTAAAGCACTATTAGGTGAGCTATCACTGAAAAGAGATTTTCATCCGGATATTATATTTATTGATTATTTAAATATATGTGCTTCTTCCAGATTCAAGGCAGGGACAAATGTTAATTCTTATACATATATAAAAGCGATAGCTGAAGAATTAAGAGGTCTAGCTGTAGAATATAATCTACCTGTCGTGTCAGCTACTCAGGTTAATAGATCTGCGTACGGGAGCTCTGATGTAGAGTTGACAGACACATCCGAATCATTCGGTTTGCCAGCCACAGCAGATTTTATGTTTGCACTTGTCAGTACTGAAGAATTAGAAGAAATGAATCAACTGATGGTTAAACAATTGAAAAATCGTTATAATGATCCAACAATTAATAGAAGATTTATTATTGGTGTTGATAGAGCTAAAATGAGATTGTATGACGTTGATGACTCCGCACAAAGTAACATTATTGACAATGATGGAACAAAAAAGGATAATATAGATTACTCGCTTAAAAATTTATTTAATGGAAATGCAGATCCTGATTTTTCTGGGATAAAAGTATAGGAGAATAAGTGTATTTAAGTACTACAATAGATAATGCTATAGAAGACAATAAATCTAAGTTTGTTTGTAAACAATCTTATCGCAACCTATTAGTTGTGCTTAACAATACTTTTGATGATAAAGATTTAGATATAAAAATAGAAAAATTTGATGACTTCAATCATAACGAATTCAGTTTTACTGGGTTGTATGATATGTATGAAAATAAAAAATATGTTGTAATGAATGTATCTAAAAAACACAAAAAATTTGAGTTAAGCAATAAAATTTTTAAAGATTTTAAATTTCTTTTATCTCAAGTTATTCAGCATGAATCAATCCATCAATGTCAGTGGTCATATAAACCTGAAGAGAAAGAGCCTGTTCATGTTGACTTTAGGGACTGTGGTGTTGGAACATCTATTAAAGAAGAACAATTGTATCTTTCGAATGTAGATGAAATAGAAGCATATGGACATGATATTGCTTTAGAAATAAGACATTTTTATCCTAATTCTAATCCTCTACACGTTCTTAGATATTTAAATAGATATAAAAAATTATCTTCTTTTTTTATATATAAAAGAGCATTTAAAAATATAGAATGGCAAAAAATTAAGACTAAATTGCTTAAACACACATACAAATGGATTAGAACATGGAATACTACACATTAATGGATTTTAGTTATATTTGTTTATTACTCGCCACTTGCGTTCTTGTATACTATTCAGGTAAGCAAAAAGGTGCG